TTTTGCCTTATCTTGTTCAAATACCATTTGTTTTTTACTAGGAATAGAATCTAACATATCTTTGTGTTGTAAAAATTGGGTATTACCCTCTAATGCTAATGGACTCTTATTTGAATCATTATAATCCTTTTTCATACCAGCTGCACCTAACCTATCTTTTCCAAAATTATCATCTTGAGTATTTCTCTTAGATATTTTTTCAACAGGTCTACCTAATGGTGTTTTTTGGTCTTTATCATATCCAGCAGGAACATTTGCTGGGTCAGAATACATTCTACCTGCTCCATATAGTGATGCTAAATCATGAGGTGTACCATATGATTTTCCAGTTTCAATTGGATCATTACCTTCAGCTTCAATTTGAGCATTTCTAAACTTACGTTTTGAATCTTCTCTAATTAAGTCTCTATATTCATCATATTGGTCTTCACTTAAATGGAATATATGTTCATAAATCCAATCTGTAGGTAATAATTTATTTTCTATCATTTGAGCAGCTAAATCAACTTTTTCTTTCATTAGTGCTATTCTTTCTTGATCATATATGATAGATGGATTAGTTAATGATAATTCAAAATTACCTAACTGTTCGTCTCTATAACCTTGAGTATATAAATGTATTAATGCTATTTTATATAATTCTGATACTACAATTCTTTGAATTCTTTCTATTGTACGAGCAAATCTAATATCTTGAGCAGCTAATGTAGCTTTACCATCTGCATTTTCATCATAACCCATAAATTGTTTAGGTACTTTTAAAGCTGCAAATAATTTGTCTCTTAAATATTCAACGTCTTGAATTCCATCCCATTGTAACCCATTTAAGTTTTCTATTTTAGTTGCTTGATCATTTCCTCTAACTGGTATATAGAAATCTTCTAATATGTTTTGCATATTATATTTTAGATTATATTCACCAGTTTTTTCATCTACAAATGGAGTACGCTTTAATTTACTTAAAGTTTTTTCCATAAATGCATCTACTTCATTTGGAGGAATAGCTCCAACATTCATATAGAAAATACGTTTTTCAGGTGCACGTACAATTCTATGAATTAACATTGCATCTTCCATTAACGTATATTGTTTATATAATTTTCTAGCTGGCTCTAAATATGATCTACCATAAGGTAAGAAATTCATATCTGATAGTAATCTAAAGTGAGCCATTTCATAATTATCAAATATTATAGAACTTGCTTGATCACCAGAATTTGGTGCATTATAATAACCATAACTTGCAGTTGAAACACCATCTGGTTCAAATCTAAATTTAACCTCATTAGGGTTAGCCATTTTTTGTTCATCTGAATCCCATCCAATTTTACCTTCTATTCTTTCAATATGGAATGCAGTATAAGGTATTACGTTATAAACACCGAATTTTTCAGCAATTTCTAATTTTAGGAAGAAATCACCATACTTACACATATTACGAATCCAAGGCCATAAATTAAATTCTATATTTAATACATCATAAAATAAATTATATAATATCTTTTGTATATCTTCATCGGCAGATTTAATAGATAATACTTCACCCATATCATTTTTAAGTGTAGATTCATCTGATACAATATCTAATGCTGAAGCACAAATAGCATCCATATCCATTGCATCATAATCTGAGTAAAGTAATGGACGCATAACTTGATAGTTAAATGCTGCTTGTCGTCCGTATATTGAAGTTCCTGAATTTGAATAGATTCTGTTAAATCTATCTACTAAGGCATTTGTTTCTAAAGTACCTGTTTGTTGTGCTTTATTTACATCAAATGTTTTAAGTTGATCACCCCCAACATTACGTATAACAACATCTGTTGAAAATAATCTTCTTAACCTTGAAAATAAACCTGTATCTGCCATTTTATTTATTTATAAATATAATATTTATTATCCTACTAACCAACTTATATCATGGTCTTTACCACCTAGTTTAACTTTATATGGATTTTCTATATTTGATCCAACATTTCCATAACCCCCACTATATTTAATTTTATTGCTTTTTACACTCCCTAATGCTGCTCTTGCCATATCTAAACTCTGTTGTTGAAACTTCAAAGAAGTATCACGTAGAAACATACCAATCCCAAATGACATAACCAAGTCATCGTTGTAACCTGTTTGGGCTTCTGGTCTTCCATTTTTCCAGATAAATACTTTCATTTCTTCTAATAAACGTTTTGATTGAATTGTTGTACTTCTATCACCAACAAATTCTCTAAATTTATTAATTACTAAGGGTCGTGTTCTCATTGACATAGTAAATCCTGGTGTCATTTCTGAGTTACCCTCATATACTCTTAAATAAGACTCTGCTGTTATAGTATCAGATTTAGGAGAATAATATAAATTATTATATTGTCTTTCTATAATTGCATCTAAAGTTGCCCACCCAATATTAGCATTTTCTACTACTAACATTGCATTATTATATTCAGTAGCTAATCCAGTTAAAAAATAACCAAATTCTTTAGGAGGCATTTGACCTTTATATTCTGCAACTTGGACATTTGTTTCTATATCAATAACATGGCAAGCCGAGTAATCTTTACTATCACCTCTAGCTACATCTGCTGTTATTAAATAATCTCTAGAATAATCAGCTGGTTGCCAAATCCATAAATTTTGGTCAACACCTCTTCTTTCTAATGGTTCTTTAATTGTTGTTTCTTTTATAAAGTCTAACCATTCAGAATAAAAAACAATATCACCTGATGTACTAAAATCACAATCACATTCTTGTGCTGCTATTCTAGGATCTCCTAATAATTCATCTTGTCTTTTTCTCCATTCTTCATCTCTTTCTGGGTGTACAAACCAAGGTAATTTAATAGGTAAAAATTCATTTTCTTTAGCTTCTGCTTTTACCCATGTTTGGTGAAACCATCCTCCGGTTCCGTAAGGAGTACTTAAAGCAATACATCCACCTCCAGTTGCTAATGTTTGTTGTGCTGATGCCCAAATTTCTCCTATATTTTCAATAAATGCTGCTTCATCAATTAACAATAAAGAAACGGCTTCAGATCTACCCGCATCACTTGAAGCTGATGTTGCTTTAATTTGTGAGCCATTTGTTAATCTTAATGTTAATTTATTATTTTCAATATAATCTATTCTTAACCATGAAGGTAAATTTTCATACATAAATTTTACCTTAGTTACCATATTTTTAGCTGTTTCTTGTTTTGTAGCTATACAAAGCACATTTTTATCTTTATGAAATAACATCATCCACAGTGAAAATGCTGCCGTTAAAGTTGATATACCTAACTGTCTAGATTTAAGAATTATAGAATAAGGATTATCTTTAAATAACCCTAATACTTTTTCTTGAAAAGGATATAAATTAAATTGAATTCTACCTCTTTGGGGATGTTGAATATAACAGTACTTTTTCATAAAATGTACTGGGTCTTTTGCACATTTTATATATTCTTGTCTTATTATTTTTTTTAAATCCGCCATTAAGGATTATTTATAGTTGTCCTGCTAAATATATTGCTGTGGATGTTCCTACAACACCACATACTATACCAAACCATCGTTTATTATACCAAGCGTCTGTAATTTTTAATCTATCTTCGTATAATTTAATTTGATCGTTTAACATATCAATCTCATATCCTTGATTTAAAATTATAGTTTCGTTAGTAAAATTAAGATTAGTTTTATTTAATAATTGAAGTTCTAAATCAGCAATTAATATAGTTTTAATAGAGTCTTGATATTGTAAAGTATCAACTGCTAGAAAAAATGCATCTAATTCAGATTGAGGTATTTTAACTATTTTATCCTGAGCAAAGCAATTTAACGAAATTACTGACGCTAATATGAATAATATTTTTTTCATTATTTTTTAGTTCTATATTTTTTTTCAAAATCAGATATAGTTTTTTTAGCTGATTTAGTTGATTTTACTTTCTTTTTTGTATTTTTTATTTTTTTATCTTGTTTAACAATTTTTTCTTTTGTCTTTTCTTTTTCTTGTTTAGCTTTTTTTGTTTTTTCTTTTACGTTTTTTATTTTTTTCTTATTGTCTTTAAGATCTTTTTTAAATTGTTTTTTACTACCTTTATTAGAGGTTAACGCTAGAATACCTACTATCAATGCTCCTATTCCAGCTAATATTTTCCAAATTTTTTTCATAAGATTTATTAGAGCATAGATTCAAGCTCTTTTTTAATTTTTGTTAATGTTAGTAATCTATTTTTTAAATTTTCTTTTTCACTACCTTCTGATTTTTTCCACCTATTTGCTGTGGATTTTAATTCAGAAGAAACTTGTTGTAATTTACGTGCTAATACAGCTATGGAATCTTTAGATGCTCCTTTTAATTGAGTAGTAGAAGGTTCTTCTTCATCTTCTTTCATCATAGCTTTAGTTAAATCTTTTTCAAGATCTATACTTTTTTCAAGTTCATCATTATAAGCAGATAAAGCTTTAGTATTTTTTTCTATGTCTTTTCCTTGTTTTTTCTTTTGATCTGCTGATGCCTTTGCAGCTTTAGCATCATCTGTTTGTTCAGATAAAATTGAAATAATTTCTTCTTTTATTTCTTTTTTTAATTCAGATAATCTCATAGTATTTTTTATTTATAAATATTACGGAAAAACTGTTTCTATAATTTTACTTATTCGTTCCTCTGTAGTACCTTTAATTTTTACTACTTTACCAGGCATGTACCTATGCATTCCTAATATAGAAGATATTTTTTCATGAATAGCTAATCTATAATCTTTATTTGTTTCTCTAACACCATTATCTTCCATTGGAACAGATAAATCATCTATATGAAATATAATGTCATATTCTTTTATAAGATGCCATAAAACTCCATTTATATGATCTTTTTCAGCTTTACTCATTGAATCAGATAATTCACAAAAAGCCATTACATCAATAATAGTTCTATCAGTTATCATTTTTTCTTGCATTAATTCAGCTGATCTTTCAGCTGCAAATACTAACTGACCTTTTAATGTTGAATCTGTATTTAAAGGAATTCCTAATGAATTTAAATATTTACTACGTTCTGTAGCAAATTTATAATCTTTAAATTCTGATAATTTTTTTAATTCATTAACTAATGTAGTTTTACCTACACTCATTGTTCCACATAAACCTATTTTCATAATTGTATTTTATTATAATATAAAATTTTTTTTTAATAAAACCTAACTTAATGTCTAGCTCCTTTCATTGCAGGATTTTTATACCAAGGTAAACCTTCTCTTCCTTTTCGTATTTCTTTCCAAACTTGTTCGTCATATTTAATACCATTTAAATAATATTCTTTAACTCTTTGCTTTTTATTAATTATAGCAGGACCTTCAAAATTATGTATTTTAAATTCTCCTTTAATTTCTAAAGTATGGATTTCAGTTAAACTTCCATCTTCTTCTCTTTTTTTAAGAATTCTTTCTTTAATAAGTGGTTCTGCTGATTGTAATTTTTTTCTTGGCATTTTTCTTCTTTTTTAATTAAACTTTCGGCTACGTAAGTTCCTTGTGCTCCAGATACAGTAATACCTCTTGCACTTAAGGCATCACCTACAAAATGCACATTTGGAAATTCTATAAGTGATAAATCTTTATAATTTACTAAAGGTTCAGGAGATAAATATTTTACTTCAGGAATATAAATTCCCCAATCATCTTTTAATGTTGGAAATATTTTTTTCATATCATTAATAAAATCTTCTATATATTTAAAATAACCTTTAAAAGCATCTTTAACATCATTTAGACCATCTTTACCAATATAATGAGCTTTTACCCAATCACCTTCTGATGTTTTTGATTTTTCTTTTTCAGGATCTGGGGTATAATATAATCCTGCTTTATATTTTGCTGCAAATCTTCCAATACCCTTACCTCCTCCATATCCTTCTCCTTCTACAATTCCCATCCTATTTACTTTATCAACTAACTCTCTAGACCAAATAAATGGATTTTCAATACCTCTAATTTCCATTAAAATACCAAAATTAGTCATATTATTTTTATATTTAGGATCTTTTTTAGCATGTCCATTGTAACTATAATCCCCATATGTTTCTTCTAATGCAACATAGGCAGCATTATTATTAGTACAAAACGATCTTAATGATACACCTTCATTATCAAATTTTCTATATAATTTAAAATCGTAAGATACATCAATTAATTTTTGAAAGTGTTTTTGTGGTGCTTCAAATCTAACTCCAATTTGTACTGGTTTTGATTCTGTTGATAATTCATATCTTTCTGCTAATGCCTTACCAAAATCGATTCCAGACTTACCTACACCAAATATAAGTTTATTATAAGAATGATGATTATCTTTATTACAAAATACTACTTGTTTATGAAAATTAATATCTGTTACTTTAGTTTCCCATTTAAATTCAACACCATTATCAACTAAATAATTATACCAATTTTTACCTATTTCATGTAAATAATCAGTTCCAACATGCCACACAGGAAATAGTCTTAACCCAAAATAAGGTTTAATAAAATCCGGTTCCTCAACTGGATTTGAACATTGTACTTCTTCTGGTTTAGGATGAAATCTTTTAAAATTATTAATAACTTGATCCATCAATTCCATTGCTTTTTCTTCTCCACAATATTTTGATAAATGTCCTCCTATTGAAGTATGATAAGTTAATTTACCATCAGACCAACCACCAGCACCTAACATACCTGTCATTACTTCTTCAGGCAATCTATTATAGGGATCCTTACCCATATCAATAATAGTAATTTTACCTTTAAAATTATTATCTACTAATTTAGTAGCAGCATTAATTCCTGCTACTCCTGCTCCTACGATTACTACTTTAGTCATTTTTAATTTATTTTATTATTAAACATACAAAAAGAGAGCTGGGTCTCCAAAATGAGGCCACAGCTCTCTAAAAATTAATTAAATCGTTCGGCTATGAATCGAACTATATTTTTAACAATTACAACAAGTGCATTCGCAACTTGTTCCACATTTACATTCTTGACAATTACACATATTTTTATTTATTATAATTATAAATTTTTTCACCTAATTCTTTTCCAACTATGGGTACTAATTCTTCCCATGTCATTTTTACTTTAACATCAACATTTTTTACATTAGATCCTGCTGTTTTATATAACTTATCTAATAATTCTGCTTTAGTTTGTAAATCAGCTCCATTCCAATCACTTTGATTAAATTCAAATTCCTCATTTGATGGTGTTTCTACTGAAACATCTTTTTTATTAGCCCATGCCATCAAAGCTAAACCTAATAATGATAAAAGTCCTGTTGGCCATCCTTCATTTATAA